AGCCTTATAATTTAGTAGCAATTATATTAATTTTCCATATATCTAACATTATAATATAAAGATCACACTAAAAGTTAATTTCTGTATTCAATTGTTCATTCCTGAATTTGGCTAACACAGAACGCCTACTATCAGGATTAAAAATAATTCCAGTGCCACGAGTAATGTTGAGGCCACAAGCTACCATTTTTGGTCGCCAATGGTCATCAACACTCTGCTCATGTAGGGCTAGTTCGGTAAGACAATACGTTGATAAAGTGTCAACACATATCTGTAATGCAGAAGCATTACCCGCTCTAACCCAATTCGGTGCATCAAGGAGCACATTGATATCTATAGGGGAAACCCATAACTGAATACTCTCTTCAAAGCGAAATTTGCGTTTGAGAAAAGAGACATCAGCTAGTTTTCGAGCCTTTACAATGTCACCTGTTTTTGCTTCGTCAGTCATATCCATATCTAAATTGGTTTTAAGAACTTGTGTAAGAGTTTCCTGATTATACAAGTCTATAACGGAATGTCGTATATTCATAATGAAGTCATCTCCATAAAAAATAGACGATGTGTGCTCAAAAAACGCACTCATCGTTGCTAAATGTTCATAGAGAGGCTCATTTTCCATAATCGATAACCAAGAATCAGCTAAGACGCAATGATTTACTATACTATTAAGTATAGCCGTCGCAGGGCAACCTGAAGGTATACCATTGCGAACGAAATAAACCAAAGCACCCTTTGCTTCCTCATGATTAGCAATATGGAGATGATTGAAACATTCCATTCCCAATTTATAAACAAAATCGTAAAATTGTTCTTTTGTTAATTGTCGATCGCAAACCACATTACGATTAGCTTTGACAATATTTTCCCAGTTAGCAAGTAACCAGTCGCACATGATCTTCACGGCGATCTCAACGTATTGCACAGGTAGAGTTCCATCAAAATTGGAATAATCTCCTGCAATAACGTTAGATCCTTGACGTTGGAGACGCTGAGCGAGCTTAGTCCATTCCACAGAGGTAGGGTTAATACCAACGGCTAGAGAGTTATCTACACGATTCCTCATAGCGTGTGCAATGAACGGGAGAAAATATTGTCTAAAAGCAATACTGTAATGCATAGGGCAAGCGGTGAACAGACGAGTTTTACCAATATCGGCTTTAGCAATTGGAATTTTAGCGTCCTTCAATGTATCTATCCAGATAATCTCAGGGCGTACATTATCCAACATACTGAGCTTTAATTGTTCAACATCATCTAACAATTGTAAACAATGCGAGTTAGTCAAATCATATTCCATATCTTTTCCAAACCAACCCTGTTTCCCGACTGTACCTGCAGGTTTTCTGAAAGTATAGGGGTATCCAGGAGCAGTTTGTCGATTTATAGCGTTGATAAAAGGATCACCATCAATTCCGATGATAGATTCTTCTAGAGTCAATGGCTGTTTATACCACTCGGGAGTGTTTTGATACTCACGATGATAGAAAACGGACATCGCCTCGTAGACAGTTTGTACACGATTTAAGGGCACAAACGGTCTAACAACACCATATTTCGATCTCTGTAATTTCATAGGGTCAATTCGTTCACCAGTTGGTCCGGTGAATGGTCTTAAATATCCGGGTTTATTTGGAGATACACATAAAGCTCCAAAAGCAGCAGAACGCGACATAGCAGTTTTAACACTACCATTAATGCGAACGCCAACTTTTGTGCCATGCAATTGAAATACACCATTATCACGTAGGATATCACTTCTGACATCAAACGGAACAATAGCGTGTCCATATTGCGATGACGATTTGAAATGAGACATCATCTTGGTAATCATCTGTTGCGTAATGCTAACAGAGATACCTTCGACGACGCCCATCAAACCGGCAATATGCATACCAACAATCTTTTGTGTAATGCTTGTGCTTCTAGCGACTAGGATGGATCCACAATCACCAGGAACAGTCACAGCATGATATAAATATGATCCTCTATTTGTAATTATCTCATCACGCATATTAGTTTCCACAAGACTGTCTTCAGGAGTAAGAGTTGACAAATAAAACATTTCGCGGTAGTGGCGAATGCCTTTTTGTCTATCTTTTTCAGTCGCAACCTGATACCTTGCTAAGATACCGGGATTGTGTCCTACTCTGAATAAATCTTGTTCGTCAACAATATGTTTGAATGCCTGTGCATAACAACCAGCGTTAATCGGGAGTTGAATAATAGCTAAGTCACGGGAATCATGTTCAATATGATTTTCCGCACTTTGTATTACTTCAACTGGATACTGACTAGTTGTTATTGCAAATGCATCTTCGAGACAAAACTCTAAAGTATATCCAAGTTCTTGATCCATTTTAATTGCTCTAAGGAAGTGTTTCGGTATTAAACCTAATCGACCTCCGAGCATAAATATTTGTCCATAATAAGTTGTTGTTTTCACGTTCCGGGAATCCGTCTTAGTCACAACAAACTTAAATAGATTTTTATACACGACATCACGTACTATCGTTATAGCGCCTACATCTTGCTCAGGTAGATTTCTTTGCAAAGATACAGACGATTGTTCCGATAAGCACCGACCACAATTCGATATATTACATGCGTCACGAACATGAATATCTGCTTTTGATAGTGTAGTTTGTACATCATCAATAAACGGAGTCAAATTTGCAACACTTTGGTTAATGATTCGGGATGTTGTTACATGTTTCATTTTCATATCATAATGGGGGCCTTGATTTTTAATAGTAGTTCGCACAGCGTTACGCGCTTGGCGACCTTCATAGATAGCGGGAGCTTGATTAACAATTTTAGTCCGGGGAGCTACACTTTTAGTTTTTGCGTCATAAAGAGGACCTTGGCTCTCTTTAAACAACGGGATATCGCGGGAATATTCTGATTGGGATATAAGTCTAATTAGTTCTTTATTTTTCAGGGAATATGCAGGGAGATTATCTTTTAAAGTGACCAAAAATTGAAGCAATGATTCAGTTCTATAACCTTGGTAAAAACGAGTTAGTAAACATACACAATTAGTCTTGTGCAATTTTGCAGTTTCGTATAACTTTGATTTAAGTTCTTCATCATTACAGTAGGGACACACGGCACAATCACAATTACAAATTTGTTCAATCACATCATACATGTCGGTTAAAGTCATGTCATGATCGGGGGATACACGTTGATTTCCATACATAGAAACACAATACTGACGTATGTTTTCTCGCGAGAGTTCCATACGACGTATATAGCAAGCGCAGTTTGAATTCCATATCGCGTTCGAAGGCGTGGGAACGGAATTGCTGCAGATCTTGCAATTTCTACAATCATTTTCTAAACATGTATTAGCCTCTTTCACTAACATACTTAATTTATCATCTTCAGTTATAAATTTAGGCAAACATTTCTTTTCAACAGATTTTACAAACATAGTGGTTAATATAAATATACCAGCGAGAAGCGCTATTTTAAAATATTTCCAACTTGCACCAAGAGTTGACACAAGAGTTTCAGACATTTGATTTTGACAATTTAACAAATAATTTTTAATAGAAACCGCATAATTTTTATAATAACTATACGATTGATTTGACCATAAATTTGAGGGAGGGGGAATAACATTAAATCGTTCTAATAAATTTGACATACCATTTTTAATATAATACAATAAATCCATAAGATAAGTATCTTCTGAATTTCCAAATAATAAAGCACGTATGAAGTGCTGCATAACCAACCACCTTGAAAGACGGGCAGTTACCACAGCAACAGCAGGCAATACTCCAATTTGGGCGTTAGCTTGTAAGGGATATTCGATTATATCTTCTGGCAATGTGGGAGGGGGTGTTAGCTCTAACCATTGGGGTTCACGATACGCCTCTAAATATTCGGATGAATCAACGTGACGGGCGAAACGACTCTCCAACGCATCAGAACACTGTCTGACGACATCGGCATAAGTCATATTCGTCTGTAACGTTTTCCCATCAAACACAGAGAAACGTTCAAAAACGTAAACCTCAAGATTATTAGTTGTTAAATTTTTATTATTGGGACCTAACAGAATGCGAGCAGCAGCACGAGCTTTTGCTGCATCTAATTTGAAACACTGTTGTCCAGACGCATTGGTATAATACTCACGAAACTCCGGTTTAATGGAGACTCTGTAAGCATAATCAATACGCCTCTGAACAGCCTCGGGACAA